TCAGATCGGTCCCAGGTCCTTCACCACAGCCTGGCCCTGCTGCAAGAACCCGATCAGCAGACGCCCTCCGGCGACTTGACGGCCCATCTGCTCGTTGAGGTAGTTTGCCTGAAGCCGTCCCGCAGTCATCAAGTCGACTTGCAGCATGCTCGGCGCCACGCCCTTGAGTGGATCACCTGGTGATGCGAACTGGCCACCGATCGGCTGCACTGACGTAGCCTGCCGGCTATCGCTCTTGGCGTAGGCCGTCGCCATCATCCTGCCGCTTCTGGGCGACCAACCGCCCAGGACAATCTCCGTCCCCAGCTGTTCGATAGGCAGGTCAGCCTCCGCGGCCGCCTTCTCATAGTTCAACCACAGTTGGTCCATTACAGGCCCCATCTCGGCCGAAAGCTGCTCAATGGAGAAGTCGGCCCTGAAGCTCGCCTGCAGAGCCAGCTCGTAGATCTTCAGGAAGAACTGGGCTCCACCTCTGGTGGCCAGTAGCACGTTGTGCTGCGGTATCAGGAGCACCTTGGCACCGGCAGAGTGGGCGCCAGTCAGGGCATCCTCCGCAAGCGTATCCACTGCAACGACAAGCTGGTCACGGCTGATCAGTACGTTGAGGATGCTCATAGGGCACGTCCATTGGCCAGCCGTGACTATGGCCGGAGCCCTAACCCACTGTCCACTGCAGTTGAGCCGGCGCGGCGCTGCTCACGCGCCCCCGGGTTGAGCTGCCTGCGGCCCCGGATCCGGCAAGGTCAGGATGCCCGCCCACTCGGCTCCGCGCTATCGGGCAAATGCCCACTGACGTTCGGGGTTCTCCCTACAACACCAGCTGGTGCTCAGAGAACGGGTGCACCTTCGCCACCATTCGCAGGCGAATGGTGAATAGATGGTGAAATACCTAATTTCTCAACTACCTAGGCCAGCACGCGGTCGAGTAGCCTCAGATCTCCGTCAACCATTGGACACCGCCATGCCAATGACTGCACTCGCTCTTGCAGCTGCACTTTCTGGTTTGCCAGACATCACTTGGGAAAGGGATCGTGCTGAGGACTTGCATGAGCTCACTCTTTGCCAGATCCATCGCGATCAGCTCAATAAGAGCAGAGATATGGGTAAAGATGAACGGCACGCGCGTGCCACTGCGATCTGCGACATGCTCGCCCGTGAGTACCTGGAAAAATGGGACTTCGACGAACAGGATGCTTTCGCCGCATCGGCCATAGATTTCGATGAAGCTATTCGACGCGGATATGCAGTTGAGGTGCAGCCAACAGCCGAAGAACTCAAGCAATTCGATTTGCGTTGATAGACTAGACGGCCGCGGGTATAGCCCCATCATCCGCGGCCGTCTATGCGCTCCCCCGTTCAAGCGCTCCTACGAATCAGCAGCTCGGCAAACTTCCGCTGAGCAACCGCGAGGATCTGCTGCAGCCCATGGCATAGCGTTCCACCGAAGCACTACAGAACCTCGGGCTGGACGCTGCATGTAATCCGGAGAAATTAGGCCGAAGTTCAATGGCCGGTCACGTCGATCAGCACGAAGTGGCCCGATGCACTGAACTGTGTCGCATTGTCGGACTGCGGAATCAGGGCAGTCGCACCGGCATAGTAGAAGCGCCCCGAACCCGCTGCACCGGTCCCGTCCCCCTGCGGCCCGGTCAAGCGGAAGCCCACGCCGCGCTCAATCCGCTGACACGAACGAGACGAAATCACCGCGTAGCGTCTGCCAGCCGGGACCTGCATGTATGCACCCTCAGCCGCTCCGAACGGAGCAGTCGTCACGCCCATGATGCGTAGGGGCTTCGCCCACGAGGCGAAGGCCAGCTCACCGGTGTGCTCTCGGTAGACCTCGATGCCGGTCTTGCCCGGCGTTCCAGTCACAACCGAGTCGTATACCCACACCGTACCGAACACAAACGATGAGCCCGTGTAGGCTGACACTCGCCAGTTGTTGCCGCCGAGATTGGTCAGAATCACGCTGAGCCCGAAATTGTTGTTCGGACCAGTGACCGCAACTACTGGGCTCTTGGCCTGGAAGTCACGCGTGACGTACCGGGTTACTACGATCCCCGACACCTGGTACGCAACGGCGCCAGCTTCGTTGATATCGAACTTGTGGCGCAGATGGAAGTTGAGCAGATCGCTTCGGACCTGCACCGTTCCAGATGGGGTGTATGCCTCAAACCCTCCTATTAGCATTTCAGTGCACCCCGTAAAGGACAGTTGCCGGAACCAGGGAGAAGACTGGTTGCCCGTTGCCATCCACATCCGTTCCCCAATACACCCGGCCATCCGAGTACCAAACGGTTGGGGTGCGGCCAGGCTGCGCCGGAGGCGGCACCACGTAGAAGAGAAAATCCCCTGGTGGCAGTGGCCCAACCCAGGTCGAATTACCGTGCACGGCGTCGGTCTGAACCGTGCCGATGAACAGCCCCAAGCGGGTCGTGTAGTCAATCTCCAACGATCCGTCGAGATTGAAGGTCTGAATGCCCGCAGGCATGCGCTCTACTCCTCTATTGATTGACGGGAGGACGTTTGCCCCTCCCGCCTTTTCGCTATTGCCACCAGCCCATGCGCGTGGCCAGCTGCCCGTTCGGGTAGTAGGTGCGCCAGTTCCCGTCGCTGTACTCCGTGCGCTGGCCACCGTTAGGCGCCGCAATTTCGAACTTGTCGGCCAGCACGCGGAAGTTCGACGTGTTGCCGCTGTTCTTGAGCTGCAGGCCCGCGATGTAGCCGTTGACATCGGTCATCACGCTCCAGCTCGCCGAGGCGTCACGGCCGCCAGCCGACCAAGGGCTGGGGTAGCTCTTGGACGCCGGCACCTCCTCGAACATGGGCTGAGTCATCCACACGTAGGGATCGTTCTGGTTGTTACCGTCAGCCCATAGACCGACTGCTGCGTAAACTGCTCCAGCTGGGGCCACGGCTGCGAGGTAGTCAAACTCCCAGTTAGCCAGCTGGAGACCACCCGTGTCACCGTACTGGCTAGAGCTGTGCCACGAGGTCGCAGGCTCGCTCAGCATGTTCCCGCCGCTATCCATGAACTTGATGGCGAGCCGGCGCTTAGAACGGTGCCCGGCGATTTTTGCCGAGAACATGTACCGCTTGCCCTGCTGAACCGTGACGTAGGGGGTGACGTAGATAACGGCGTAGTTATTGGGGGCCACAACGCCGCCCCTACTTACACCGATGTTGTGGCCGTTGGCAGGGCGCCAATCAAGGCCAGCGAGGTCACGCGTGATGTTGCCCCACCCCCCCGGATTCCATGCGTGGAACCAGCCACTGGCGTTTTCCTCGAACGAGCTGTTGACCAGCAGGTTGCCGCCACCGCCCATGGTGCCGTTGACCTTGGTGTCCAACTCCACCACCACCGAGGCATTCGCCTTACCCGCCACGGTCGACTGCAGCCCGGTAATCTGCTGCGCCTGTGCCGCCTGCGCATCACCTTGTTGCGTTACTTTGGTCTGCAACTGGTTGAAGCCGGCGGCCGACACATCCCCCACCTGCGTTTTCAGGCTCACCAGGTCCTGCGCAGTCGCGTCCAGCTTGCTGCCCTGCTGGTTTACCTCCGTGGTGAGGCCTGCCGTTGCAGCAGCATTGGCGGTAATCTTGACCTCGTTGGTAATGTCGTAGAACTCGATCCGGTCGATCAGGACTCGCGCCGGGCCCGTAGACCCTGCACGGTTCGTCACCCACACGTGGGACAGGACTTCCGTACGATCGTCACCGACGGGGTGCTCTAGCTGGAACCGCTGCCACTCCGTGGTCAGGTTCGGGGTTGTCTGGTCATTATTGCCCTCACCAGCCACCCCACCCGTACGCACACGGCAGCGAGCCGTGATCGACGCAGTGCCCGAGATTGCCCGAGCAACAACGACGGTGCGCATGCGGCGGCCGGTGCCCGCCTTCATACCCGACCAGCGATTACCGTTGGCGAACAGACCTGGCGACTGGGTCGCGTTCTGTACCACGGTCACGTCTACCGCCGAGCCGATCTGCCCCGCACCGTTGGACCACACAATGTCACCACCGGTAGCGCCCGTGTTCGTCTTCACGAACGGGGCCATGCCGCCGTCGAAACCGGAATTGGTGTTGATGTTGTCGCCGCGGTTGAACGTGGTGGTGATGGTGGTATTTAGATCGGTGACCTGGCTTGCTGTGCTGGCCAAGGTGTTCTCGGCGCTCGTTACCCTGGAGGCCAGCCCGGTGATGGCTTGCGCGTTCGCCTCCGAAGACTGCTGTGCACCATAGGCCTCAGTTACGTCGGTAATGACAATGTCATCCAGCAGCAGAATCGACCCGATCACGCGCTGGGACTTGGGGTCGGTCGCGTGACCAGGGAGAGAAACGAACAAGCGCCCCTGTGCCGCAGACGCGTTGGTCGTCACGTAACCGCTCACCTTCGTCCACGAGGTTTTCGACAGACTGGCGACACCCCAATTCACAGTCGTCCAAACATTGCTCGTACCGCCAACACCTGCGGCAGAGGTCTGAACTCCAATGCGCAGATTGCTCTTGTTGTCGGGCGGAATCTCGGCGCTACCAGAGGAAAGTGCTGCCCATGCCTCGACGTACAGGCGTCGAACTCCGACGAGGGGAATGAACTCGGTGACCGGATAGCAATCGGCATTTAGATCAGGGCGTGTGTCAGACGGCACCTGAATCAACAGGCCACGATTTCCATTGCGCTTTGCCGACGTGTTGACGGTGAACGTCGTGCCATAGCCCTGGGACAGCAAATGGCCATCCGCGAACTGCTCAAACGTCCCCGATGGGAACATCCCACCACCACCGGCCAAGCTGGCCTTCATCTCCGACTGCAGCTTGATGACACTGGTCGAAGTCGAATCGATCTTGCCCTCTGCCGTCGTCACGCGGGTCGTGAGGTTCTGCAGGGCAGATGCGTTGGCGTCGGTCCTCCCGGAAACGCCGGTCAGGTCGCTGCGAAGCGCCGTCAGCTGCCAAGCCTGCGACGTGACAGTGTTGCCCAACTGCGTCACGCTGGTGCTGAGGTCCGAGATCGCTTGAGCGTTCGCGAGAAGTTCGGTCACTTCCTCCAGCGCAACGTCGTCGACCCACAACGTACCAGCCGTGTGGTTCATGGTGAGCGACAGCTGCAACGCCGTGATGGACGTGTTCTCCGCAACGGTATAGACCGCTCCCAGGTAGGTCCATTCGCTCTTCCCCGGCAAGAATGGCGTTGCACCGCCAACAAGTGCCGCCGTTTGCGTAGCCAGCCGCAACTTGCTGTTGTCAGGCGTGCCGTTGAAATCAGCAGTGGTTCTGTACCAGCAGCCATAGCGATACTTCTTGCCAGGCTTTGCTTCCATGTCCCGGCCGCCCGGCAGAATCCCGTTCGCTATAGCAGTGCGCACTCCGTTTACACCGTCTGCACGGAACGCTGCACTTCCTGCACGGCCTTCCGTTGCAGCAACCAACATGGTCGGGCTGCTGTAGGACCAACCCACATCACGGCCAGCCTGCCAACCACCGTTCACGACCAGGTTGCTTCCCTGCGAAATCATCGACGGCAACGTGGCGTTGATCGTCGTGATCGATTGCGCCAACGCGTTGGTGGTGGTCGCGGTGGCCTCCTGCAGCGCCGTCACCGATGCCGCGGTTGCCAGCGAGCCGGTGCCGACCGGCATGCGAGCTTCCATCGTGCTGATGCGCTGCACCTGCGCCGAGTCCGCAGCCACTCGGGCCTTCAGCTCCTCGTAGGCCAGGCCCGCGGTCAGCTGCAGCGGATCCGTCCCGGTGTAGTTCCCGCGCATCTGCACGGCCAGGGCGGTGCGCTGGGTGGCCTCCGCCGCGTCTGCCGTGATCCGGGCTTGGGTTTCCTCCTGCACCAGCGCAACCGACGCACCCGGCTGCGGACGCCCCACGGCGATGTAGTCGATCAGGTAGTAGTTGGCGACGGTCTGCGCCGCCCCCAGCTGCAGGCGAATCGCATCAACCGTGGCCGGCCACCAGACAATGTCCTGCACGTCGACCGTGGCCACGCCATTCACGTCCCACGCCGGCTCAGGGATGGCCGCACGCTTCTGCGTGTTCCATGCCTGGTCCGTGGCAGTGATCCACTGCAGGAACCCGCTCCACGTCGGCGAGCCCACGCGCTTAACGCGCAGCTTCACGAAACGGTATGCGCTGCCGTCCACGGCCAGCGCCACTGGCGACTGTACCCACGGCGCCGCGGCGTGGTTTGCGGGCCGCAGCCAGCCATCCACAAGCGTAGGGGCACCGTTGCCGGTCCACCCTTCGGTGGTCTGGTTGAACGGCCAGAGCTTGATGCTGTCGAACTGCGTGCCGCTGCCGGCCGCAACCTCTGACACTGCGCGCGCCAGCGATTCATCGGCGCTCTGCCGCAGTTGCTGCTCATGGCTGATCGCCGCCTCGCGCTCCAGCTTCTCATTCAGGAGCGCATCGATTCGCGCCTGGGCCTCCGCACTGATCGCCTGCATGGCCTCGGTCACGCCCTGCTGCCGCAGCAGTGCCTCGGCGACCAGGTCCTGTGCAGCCTGCGCCAGGCCGGCAGCGCGTGCCGCCGCCTCGTCTGCGATCGCTTGGATCCGGGCGCTGATCTCAGCCGCCAGCTTGGCCTGCTGCTCGGCCAGGTCCTTGGAGGTCGTGGGCGGAACAACACCCACCACGGTTCCGGTGCCTGTCTTGCCGCGCACGGTCGGGGTGATCTGGAACCACCACGTCTTGCCGCTGCCGTCGCTATAGACGTACCGCGTCTCGGTGGTGCGGTGGATCTCCGTCCACGGCCCATCCTGGCTCTCGCTGCGCGAGATGACGTAGACCACGCCCTCCAGATTGACGGCGTCCCATTCGAGCACGACGCCGTCGGCCACCGGCGTGGGGGTGACCCCGTTCGCCGGCGGCACGTCCGGTGCCTTGAAGGGCACCGGGAACCACGTGGAAAAGCGCGGTGCCACCGGAGACGCGGACGGCAGCCCGCCCACGCCGATTTCCACCAGCGTGAGTTTCCTTGCTTGCATTGCTGATTACCTCGCGTTGAGTGCTTCGCGCAGCGCTGAACTGCTGGCGTTGCGTACGCCCTGGGTGGTGGTAGACACGAGTTGGCGGAGCAGCTGGTTCTGCTCGGCGAGCAGAGCGTTGCTCTGCTGTACAGCGGCAGTGGTTTGCGTCTGAGCGTCGTTGTTCACGACCAGGTCGAACACGGCCCGGCTGAAGTTGTCCGGCAGCGCCTCGATGGCGTCTGCCAGCGCCCCCATGCTGGTGCCGTCCTGCTGATTGAGGTCGCCGACCTTCATGCCATCGATCAGGCCCGTCACGCGGCCGTACAGGCTGTTGTAGTCCTGCCCGCTGGCGTAGAGGTTCCGACCAAAGCCCAGCGCGGCCTGAGCGGCCGCCTGTGCGGCGCTGGTGTCGCCACCGGACACGGCCCGCTCCAGCTCCTTCATCGCCTCGCCCAGCTTCTCCTGGTCCGTCAGCGGCGAAAGATCGCTGATCGACAGGCCGTACTGCATGGCCTTCTTGTCCTTGTCGATCTGCACCTGCAGCTTGCCCATGTTGGTGGCACGCAGCGCCTCGATCTTGGCCAGGTCTTCCGCGCGGGCGCCGGACAAGCCCAGCGCCTTGGCGTAGTCATTGGCCGACTTCATCTGCTGGCGATACGTGCGCTCGATCGACAACGCCTGCGACTGGTACTGCGTCAGGTTGGCCGTCAACAGCTGGGTGCTCACGTCGGCCATGAGGCTGGCGTAGTTGCCGAGCAGCCCCGTCACCTTCTGCACCTGGGTGGCCAAGTCCGTGCCGGCGACGCCGGCCAGGTCCTGGAAGTAGTCGACCGCCTTGTTGACCTTGTCGACTTCCAGCCCATTGAGTGCTCGGCCCAGCTCATCGGCATTGCCCACGGCCAGCGCGATCGACGCACTGAGCGCGGTGAACACGTCCGCCGACTCGAAGTACCCGTCGAGCTGGCCACCAAACCCCGCCGCCTTGACCGCCTCGGTATACAACCGATTGGTCATGTCGCTGAGGTAAGCCTCCAGCTGCGCCTTGGCCTCGGTCGAGTCCGCCGACAACTGGAGCTTGCCCAGGTCTACCCGCACGCTGCCGAGCTTCTGGGTCAGGTCCACACCCAACTGCTTGGCCAGATCGGTCGCCGCGCCACGCACCTGCCGCGCCGCCATATCGAACGTGCGATCGATGCCCGGATCTAGCGCGCCGAACTGCGTCCACTTCTTGTCGCTGCGGAACAGGCCGCCCTTGGCCTTGATATCCGCATAACTCTGGCCGTCGAAGCCGCCGAAGCCATAGCTGCCGGTGATGCCTTGGCCTGTGACCTTGGGCGCCTGTCGGCCGAACAGCTTGGCGTGGATGCTGGAGCCAGACAGGATCGACGCGACCTTGTCGTTGAAGCCCAGGGCACGGAACCCCTTGTCGGCCAGCCCCACCGCACCGGCTGTGGCGATCTTGCCGGCCCAGCTCTCACCGTTGGCGATGTTCCAGCCCTGATCGAACAGCTGGGCGTTCTTCATCATGCCGGCCACGATCCAGCCGATGATCGGCACCGCCGCAGCCGCCGAGCCGGCCGCACCAGCTCCTGCACCAGCACCAGCGCCGGCACTGCCACCACCGATCAGGCCCGAGAAGCTGGAACCGGTCATCCCGGCCATGCTGGTCACGTCGCCGAAGCCGGTAAGGGTGCCCGCCGCGGCACCGGCCGAGCGACCGAAGCCGAACAGACCCTGCCCCTTGGAGAGCAGGCCGGCCACCGTGCTCAGGTTCTGCCCGCCGGCCGCCGAGCCGTTGCCGCCGAACAACCCCATCAAGCTCTGCAGGTTCAGCCCACCGCCTTGACCGCTCATCCCGTTGAGGATCTGCGTCTGGATCGGGATCACCAGCTTCTGCTGCAGGAACTCGCGAGCGAGATCGCGCAGGCCGCGCTTGGCGGCGTCCTTCAGGTCGTCCCACAGGTTGTCGAAGTCGCGCATGCCGCCCGCAACGAAGTCCGCCATGGCGTCTGCGGCATCGCCGACGCCGTACACCAGCACGTTGGCCCATGCCTCTACGTTCGCTGCAGCCTCTTCCACCCGCAGCGACAGATCGGCCGAGGCGCGAGCCGCAGCAAGCATGGACTGCTCATACGCCTCATAGGAGGCAACGCCCTTCCTCCTGGCCAGCTCCTCCTTGCTGCCTGCCGCCTCCACGGCCCTCTGCAGCTCCTGCCGCATGTCGCGCTCGTTCATCATCTGCCGGCGCGACAGCTCTCTCGCACGCCCGACCTTGCCGAGCATGGCCACCTCGGCGTCCATGGTCGCCAGCAGCGATTCCGGACTGGCCAGGGCCTTCTTGATCTCAGCGCTGGACTGCTCCAACGCCTTCTGCGACTCCAGCACGAGCGTGTTGTACGCGGCACGCTCGACGCGCCCTTCCTTGAGCGCTTCCTTCAGCTTGTCCTCGAGCTGCTTCTGGCGCTCGGTGGCCTCAGCCAGCGGGCCAGCCATGGTCGCGGCAGCCATCGCCGCCTGCTCGCCGTAGCGCTTGATTGCCTCCGCGTCGGCTTTGCGGTCCTTCGCGCCCGCACGCTCTGCGGCCGACGAAGCCTTGCGCGACTCGGTGAAGTTCTTCTGCGCCGCGGCCAGCTCGGTCTGCAGCCGGATGTACTGGGCGCCCTGTTCAAGGTACTGCTTGACCTTCGGGTCGTCGCGCTTGGAGAAGTCGACGCCGCTGGCTTGGGCCTCCTTGAACCAGTCGCCCACGTCCAGCTTTGCCACCTCTGCCGCGCTCTTGCCAACGCGCGCCAGCTGACCAGGCAGCGACTGCATCGCCGACGCGATCCGCTTCCCAGCAGCGCCGGCCGAGTCCCCCAGTGCATTGAAGGAGCCCGACAGCGCGTCGGTGGCACCCTTCGCCTGAGTGCTGCTGCCCGTGAAGGCATCCAAGATCGCCCGCTTGCGATCGACCTCCCTACCAGCAGTCGCAGCGGCGGCGGTCTCTTCCGTGAGGCTCTTGGCCACCGTAGCGGCAGCGGGGGAGCCAGCAATCATCGCCCGCCATGCTGCCTCCAATCCGCTGGAGAATTCATCGGCGCCAATCTTTCCAGCCTTGAAGGCAGCATCGAGCCGTTGGGTTTCTTGAATGAACTCGGATGCCTGGCTCGCTGTAGCGAAGTTCGTCGCCGCCGCCACCATTTCAGTGATCGAACCTGTGATGGTCCGATAGTTCTCATCGATCTCCTTCTGCAGGCGCAGAATTTCACCGGCCTGCATCTGCGCGTTGAGCGTTCTGAACTTCTCGATGGCGGTGTCAGCTGCGCCACCGAAATCGACCAGGGCCGCTGATGCGACCTTGGTGTTGTCCCGGAAGATCAACCAGCCGGCTGCAGCGGTAGCCAGCATCGTGACAATGCCTGCCGGACCGCCCAGCATGGCGAGAGTCGAGGACCCAGCACGCGCCAGCCATCCGGCATTGGCAGCTGCAGCCTGCGTTTGCGCCTGAGCCAGCAGCAGCGTCGCCTGGCGGTGCTCCAGAGTCGCTGCGGCGGCCTTGCTGCTCACCGATACGCTACCTCCGATTGCAGCCGCGCGGCGCACCTCCGCTTCCGCATCGAGCATCGCGGCGCGGGTCCGTAGCTCGAGCTGCTGTGCAGCAGCCAGATTCTGCGCCGCCGCAGCCCGATCAGCCGCCATTCCTGCGTTGGCAGCAGCGACCCTCGCCAGGAGGGCTTTCAGCAGGGGACCGGAAGCGACCGCAGCTCCAGCAACCGCTACCGCCTCCAGGTTGCTGCCGAGGGCGCCGATGCCAGCTGCAAGCAACTTGGATGCGCCGGTCGCCTCGTCGGCACGGCCGATCATGACCTGAAGGTTGTTGTTGAACAGCGTCATTGCCTGCCCAACGGTGGAATCCATCTTGCCGAATGCGTCGTCCACCGCCCCCGCCTGGCTCTGCAGGGCGTTGATCACTTGTTCCGACGACAGCTTGCCCGCGGCACCCAGTTCACGCAGCTTCCCGATTGGAACGTTCAGACCCTTGGCGATGGCTTGAGCCAGGGCCGGCGCTTGCTCAAGTACCGAGTTCAGCTCTTCACCACGAAGGGTGCCCGAAGCAAACGCCTGCCCCAGCTGCACAAGCGCAGCATCGGCGCCAGCGGCGGACGTGCCGCTGATCACCATCGTCTTGCTGATCGTCTCAACAACGCGTGCCAGATCACGACCAGAGAGACCAAGCGCCTCCTGATTCATGGCGATGCGCTGGTACAGCTCCGCGGTGGCGCCCAGAGGCTGTCGAGCAGCACCAGCTATCCGGATCACGTCAGCCTGCGCGGCGGCAAACTGCGCCTGCCCCTGAGTGACCAGGCGCAACCGGTTATTGAGGTTCGTCCATTCGTCGGCCTTGCCAACTGCGGCTTTGACGGCTACCAGGGCAGAGGTAAGGCCCACAGCTTCGAACGCAACGCGACGGAATCCTGCCGCAACCTCATCGGCTCCGCGCCTGGCCGCGTCCGACATGGAAGATTGAATAGCTGCCATATCGCGCTGAACAACGCGTGCGGCCTTTCCGCTGTCGCGCTCGAACGAGCCCGACTTCAGCAGCAGGTCAACGGTAAGGGTGTAAAGGCTCATCGCGCTTCCAAAAAAAAAGCCCGCACATGGCGGGCTTTGAGGCTTATGGAGAGGAGTTTCAGCGAATCGGGATCTCCGATCCGTTGATGGTCAAAGCTGTCACGATCCCCATCGCGTTGGTGATGCAGGACGCAGAAGCAGGCTTCGCGGAACCATCGGTTGTAGGGAGAACCAGGCCCGATCCTAATGGCCAGGCGAAGTAGTGCTCGCCCGCCGACCCCATGTCTTTCACAAAGGGGACCTTGGCGCTTCTCGGGTCCGCTGATGCAGCCTGAATCGCACTCATGCAGTTCAGCAGGGCCTGTTTCGCACCGTCGTCCTTTGCAGTCGTGCAGCCCACCATCGTCGATAGCAGCAGTACCAACGCGAACCTGATTGCATGTTTCATAGAAACTCCCGAATTTTGTCGGGATCATGCCAGCTACGCAGGGATTTCCTCAAACTCCATGTATCCCGAGAAGTACTGCCGGCTGATGTTCTCGGCACTGGGCAGCTGGGTCGGGAAGCCATAGAGGGCGGACCGCGCCGCCAGTGCCGGATCAAACGCCTTCGTGACCATATCCCGGTACTGGGGCACAACACAGGAGCGCCGCCGGCCCGACAGAGCGGCCCCGATCGTCTCCCAATCCATGCCGCTGAGGCCGTTGCCGCGCACAACCGGCGTGGAGCGGCCCGACAGCGTGCAGGTCAGGCGGCGGTACAGCGCCCCGGGAACCGTATTGACCTGGCCGCCCTTGGTCCGGGCGTGAACGCTGGCGTCGATAGTGGCCACGGCCCAGCCGTCCTTGATACCAATATCCACCGCCCGGAAGATCGCAATCTCGCCTACGTCCACGTTGGTGGCGGTGGTGGCGATCTCCACGGACACCACCGAGACCAGAGCGCTGGCCTGCGGGAACAGCCAAGCGCAGACGCTGCCGTCGGGCAGACGCACAGTGGTCCCGGTCGCGCCGGCAGCGCTGACCTGCACGCCCGGCGGAATGTTGAGGCCGAGAACCGCGATGATCCCCGGGACGACAGCGTCGGCCAGGGTAATCGTGATCGCCAGCGAGCTTGTTCGCCGGATCCGCGAGGCCCTGCCGGGCTTGCCGTCGAAGAGTGCCGAGCCCTGGTCCGCACTGAGCCACGTGCCGCCGGTGAGAGTCACCGTAGTTACCGCCGGCATGCCATATCCAATCAACACGTCATCATCCCCACACCGTCAGCACCACGTCCCCCGTGGCTGGGTTGCGCTCTACCCGGCGCACCAGCACCGGCTTGCCGTCTTCAAGGCCGTATCGACCGTAGGTAAGCCGGCCGATCTGCCCGGGAAGCGGCGCCAGTTCCTGATCACCACGGACGGCGAGCTGGTAGAAGTGGCGCTGCACCTGGTACATGCCCAGGACGCGCTCAATCTCCCGCTGCGCATCGGCCGCGTGCCAGAACAACGAGATGACCGGGTCGGCAGCCTCTGCCCGCTGGTAGTGGGCGTGCAGCGGACCAGCACCATACACCTGCCCCCGGTAGAGGCCGGTCAGTTCGTCGCGTCGGGACTGGGGCACGTCGACAACGTCGGTGACCAGGTCCGATGCGCCCAGCGCCTGGCCGTTGGGTCGGTAGGCCATGCGTCGGGTCAGGTTGGGAGCGTCATCGGGCACCATGACCAGATCAGCCGCCAGATCATCCTCCGACAGGTCGAAGGCGAACGCACCGGCATGGGCCTCGGGCGCGGTCACGCGGACAAAGCGCAACACGCCAGCAGGATCCTGATAGCAGCCGGCGCCGTAGCTGGGCAGGAGCGAATTCAGTGCCGCGCGGCCGGTGATGGCTGTGCCCGCGTAGTAACCGATCCCCATGTAGCCCGTGGCTTGGTCGATCACCGCGCAGTCGCTGCCCGACCACGCCGCTCGGCCCAACCGGGCCATCACATCACCCACCGCCTGCTCCAGCCGCGCCGGCATCATGCCCGCGCCGATGCTGGAGGCGTCAACCACGACCGGCGTCACCGGTGGCGACTTCAGCAGCAGCTGTTGCCCGTCCGGGGCCTCGTTGTAGGTGTTGATCTCCATCAAGTCGCCGCGGTCCATCACCGCATTGACGTAGACCCGGCTGTCAGCGACGAACATCGATGTTGCGTCCGAATTGGCGCCCATGGCCGGGATGCTGGCCACCGCGCCGATCACCACCGGCTGTGGCTTCCATGCCAGTGACGCGACATTCGGCAGGAACACACCCCGGTTGATCGTCTCGTCCAGGTAGTCGTGCGCATCGCGCAGGTGCAGCGTCTTGGTGCCGTCGTCGTTGATCTCGATCTGCTCGATCGCGCATCGGAAAGCCGGGACCGCGTCGGCCCGCATCCCGCTCTCGGGGGCCAGGAGGATCTGCACCGAACTGCCAGAGGCACCAGTGCCAGCCATGCCGTCCAGCAGACCATCCGCATCCACCACGACGCACTCGGCGGCCGCTGCCTGGGACACCGGATCACCGCCCCACGGCCAGAACGCCAGCTCCTGAATTAGGTTGACGCCCTCGGCCACCAACCCCTCGTAACGGGCATTGGCCGGGCTGTCGCCGGACGCGGACAGCCAATCCACGTCGGCCAGCCGAGTCGGGCTGACGGATGCAGTGGGCAACCGCCAGCCAGCGGCCGCCGCCTCGCTTCGCGGCCCCCACTGCCCGGCGTTGACAGCCAGACAGAGACCACCCGCCTTCGAAGCGCCCAGCGAAGCGGCGAAGAACAGTGGCCCGGACAGCTGCAGCTCGCGCACCAGGATCTGCGCGCCGTTGAGGTAAAGCCGGATCTGGCGCGGTGCCCCGAAGACCACCTGGAGCCCGACAATGTCGCCATGGGTAGCCGCCGGCAGGCCAGTGGCGATCGCACCGCCCGCCTGTAGCAGGCGCCCGGCGGCGAGGTCCCAGCCGATGCTGGCGAGGTCCGCACCCAGCGCCTTGTTCAGCGCTGCCGGGCCAGTGGCGAAGCCTACGAGTGCTGCAACGGCGTCATCACCCCACACGGCAAACTCCACGCCCACCGTCCCGGCATCAAGGCTGAAGTCTGAACGCGCGTGACTGGCCAGCGTGGTGGCGCCAGTGGTGGCCAAGGTAAGCCCGCCATCTCGCGCAGCGAGTACCGGGCCAATGGGCGTGGCGGCGAACCGCCCGAAAGTGTCGGTCATGGTCATCCCAGTCCGTCGAACCAGTCCTGCGCCTCGTCCTCATCGGACCGGGGCACAAGGGCGTCGAGGTAGTGCTGAAAGGAGCGCTTGGTCCCGCCCTGGCTGTGCGAGGCGGTGATGTACGCGGCGAAGGCAGCGGGCTTGATGTGCAGGCTCACGGGGTCGATGGGGTTCCGCTTGTGGAACTCCCACCATTCCAGGAACTCGCGGCGCGACATGGTGGCCCGCAAGTCCGACACCGTCCGGTGCAGGTGACCGGCGAGGACCTTCCAGAACCAGTCCTCGCCACGCTGCCTTAGCCGTTTCCCGCGTCGGCCTGCGCCTGCGCGGCGTCGTCGCCGAAACCGGAGTGCTTCATGGCCACGCGCTGCAGCTCAGCGGCCACCAGCGGCTTGAGCTGGGCGGCCTGCGTCACGTTCATGACCGGCTTGCCGTCCTCGTCGCAGATGGTCGCCGCGATCAGCTTGGCGCGGTCGCCCTCACCCCACAGCTTGCGGAACTCCGCATCCGGCAGCTCACGCACATGGAAGCGCGCCTTGTCGCCGTTCGGCAGGGTGATCGCGTCAGCGTGCACGTCCTTGGAGGCGAACATGCCCAGGTCGGTGAACGACTGCAGGATGCTCACAGGCTGCTGCGGCTGGGTATCGGTGGTTTCGCTGGTCTTGCTCATTGGCCGTTTCCTTGATTGGCGACAGGGCGCGCGGGCCGCGCACGGCTAACACGCGGAGGATCCGCACGCCCCATCAGAGAGATGGCCCGCCGAAGCGGGCCGAGAGATAGCGCCGTTGCGACGGTCAGCCGCCCACCGAAGGCCGGTTGGTAGTGACTGCGCCGGAGCCGCGGATGGTGATCGTGGCCTTCCAGACGTCGTTGTCCTGGCTGGTCACCGCGAAGTTCTGGACGAAGCCGTCGAACTGCTTGGACAGCACGTCAGTGGGCGGGGTGATCTTGCCGGCGACTGCGACCGGCTTCGCCGCTCCTTCAGTTTCCGACTTCGGCGCGGTCACCAGCCAGTTCACGACAGCGCCGGTCTTGTGGAGATCTTCCAGCTTCTCGTGATCTTCGCTGTCGTAGATGATCTCGATGCTGGTGCTGCCGGTCTGCTTGCGCCCGGCGACGAACTGGTCCCAGTCGTCGTCGTAGTCGGAGATATCGATCTCCGAGGCCTGGCCATCGGGGAAGCCAACCGAGCGGAGTCGGGTCACCTTGGTGACCTCAGTCGCATCGGTGGCGACGAACAACTGGGAGTGCTTCGACTTGATTACCTGTCCCATAGGGGTTTCCTTGCGTTGTGCCCGTCGCCGGGCATGAAAAAGGCCCCTTGCGGGGCCGAAGGGTTGCCGTTGTGTGGATCAGCGCAGCTGCAGGAGCCGCACGTCGAATGAAATGCCTATCGAATCCGTGCCGTCGCTGTCGGGCGTCGGGTTGTACGACTCGATGCTGCCCACGCGCTCCACCACATCGCGGATGGCGACGGCAACGCCGTTGGCTTGGCTGAGGGCCTCGCCCCATACGGTCATGCGGACCCGCCAGCCGTCAGCCGGCGGCGGATCGGACAGCATCGCGGTTGGCGAGCCGCTGACCACCTCCCACGTTGCGTAAGGGAGCGACGTGTTCTGAGGCGCGCTGCCCAGGAACATGCGGACGGGGTCACCGAGCTGCTGCCGGACGGTCGGATCGCCTTCCAGCAGCGATTGGATCAGGGGAACCATCATCGCCAGCCATCCTTTTTCAGCTGCTTGTCCAGCGCGGCCCAAGTTTCATTGATGATCACCTGTGCCGCTTCCGGCCCCTTGGCCTCACCGGCGGGTGTGAGGAAGGGAGAGGCCCGCATATTCTTGGTGCCGAACTCCACGAAGCGCCAGTAATAGGCCCACCCTGCCTCCTCGTAGACCTTCCCAACGCGGCCACGGCGACGGTTGCGCTTGGTGTTGGCGTACTTGCGGCGGCGCCCAGTCTTGACGCCAACCGTGAAGTACTCACCGCCTTGGCCCACACCTGCACGCTGCCGGCTCCTGCTGTTGGCTCTGCGCGTCACGATCTGCGATGCCATGAACCCCGATTCTTTCGGTGCCCGGCGCCTGGCGTCGTCCCGGATGACGTTGCCGCCCTTGCGCATGCCGGTTTGGACCGCCCTTCCCTGGATCGCCTTGGGGGCCTCCCGCAGTGAGCGCAGGAGGCCGTCCAGACCGTCGATCTTCACCTGCTCAGACATTGGTCAGCCCCGCTACGGCGATGATCGCCACCTCGCTACGGTCGTTGCTGGGTGCGATGCTTTTGATATCGAAGACGCGGCCACGGAATACGATCCGCCACTGAGGATCAACGTCACGCGGGCGTATATCGAACCTAACCTGCTCCCGGTAGCGCTCGGCACCGGCGGCGACCGCCTCTGTCGTTGCCGCAAGATTGTTGGTGGCCTTGGCCCACACACTCACAACCTCGACCCACACCGGCTTACCTGGGCCGCCCAGTGGATCGCGCGAATCAGTCTTGCGCTCGAAGCGGATACGGTTCTGCAGATCGCCATCTAGAAGCGTCATGGCATCATCACCCTTCGGTATGGGCGCAGAAGGCTATTGGCACCGTTGGGTAGCTCTACCGCCTGAGCCCCCACGATCACGTCCGTGCGGTTCGCGTACAGGTGACCGAGCGTCAGCAGGATGGCCGAGAAGATGCTGGCATTCACAACAACGCCGTGGATGCAGGCGTCCGCCTCTGCTGTCGCCTCGCGATGGGCGACAACCGCCAGCCGTATCGCGGCAGTGCGCTCGTCGCCATCCTCAATGAACGCCGCGTCTGCAAGCGCCTGGCTTTTTGCAAGCGCAGCGGCCTTCATTGCATCTGGATAGCTACTCCGTGCGAGAGCCAAGGCGTCGGCGTCCTGGTAGATCCGCCGATTGAGGTATGCCTGCGCTGCATCCTGCGCGCCGGCAATGGCGGCCTGCAGCTGTTCCTCGGGGTAATCGGCCTCAACTCGCACATGCGAGCGGGCCTGTGCGAGTGAGACGATGGGCATATCAGTCCTTCTTCCCTTCAGCCAGAGCAGCGGCCAACTTCTCCGCCCCCCAGCGCTTGTCGAACGGGATACCCGCAGATTCAAGCTGCGCCATCAAGGCTGGCTTGTCTTCGGCAGCGACTTGGCCCTTGCCGTCCTCGTCGGACAGCTTGTCGACGGTCTCGGCGATCAGCGCCTCGCGTGCGGTGTCCTCAAGCGCGTTCCAGTCCTCCACCGACAGCCCCGAGGCTGCGTGTGCGCGGCCAACCACGTCGCCCAACGACAGGACACTGCCGTCGGAAAGATCGAAGCTCGCCGGCTGAACACTGGATCCCAGCAGGAACGGGGGCGGTGTGTCTGCCATCAGGCTGAGAGCACCGACAGAGAGTGCGCCGGCCTCCAGCTCGGGCGGGCAGTCATCTCCCGCAACGAACTGGACGGGATAGATCTCGCCTTCCGGCACTCCACGGAAGGGCTTGATGAACTTTGCCATTGCGGCTCCTCGATCACAGGGTGGATGCCGGGCGGCGCGAGGCCGCCCGACGGGTGGGTGATCAGGCCGAAGCCGCGATCTTGAGGGCGCGCATCGGCTCGGGGTTGTGCACACCGCCGCCCACGCGCTTGGTGGTGTAGAACATCACGTAGGGCTTGTTGGTGTACGGGTCGCGCAGCACGCGCACGCCCTTGCGGTCGTACACGGTATAGGTCTGCTTGAAGTCGCCGAACAGCGCGGCGATGGCGTTTGCTTCCACATCCGGGATCGCAGCCACGTCCTGCACCGCAAAGCCGGCCAGGGTCGACGGCTGGCCGGCCACCAGCGACGGCTGCCACAGGTAGTTGCCCTGCGCATCCTTCAGCTTGCGCACCACACCCTGGGTCTTGCGGTTCAGCGCGAACTTGGCGCCCGCGGTGAATGCCGACGGCAGGTCATAGACCAGGTCGAGAATGCTGTCACCGTTGATGCCGGCCGCCACGCCGCTGTTCACCACCTTGATCGCACCAAACGGATGCTTGGCCGCGTTGGCGCCACCGTCCACGTAGGTCAGGATGCCGAACGGCTTGTTGACGCCATTGCCGGAGAAGAACGCATCGCCCTCCTGCTTGGCGAACTCCAGCTCGACCTCGCCGGCCAGCCATGCCTCCAGGTCAATCTCGGCATCGTCCAGCAGCTGCTGGGTCGCCGCCGGATTGGCGTAGATCTCGCCCCAGCCGAAGCTGAGCGGACGCAGCTTCGCCGTTGCGGTCTCCGGGCGGGCATCTTCTTCGCCCACCCAGCCCGACGAAGTGCCGCCGGTGTTGTAGAGCTTGGTCAGGCCCGCACCGGAGCAGGGCTGCACGTTGGCCAACTGCCGCATATCCGACACGATGACCAGTCGGTCAGTGATCGAACGATCCCATTCGACCGGGGCCAGGTATCCACCTTCATCGGCCGCGCCCTTGTTCAGGGCCGCCTGCACTTCACCCTTGCGGAAGTGGGCACGGAAGGAATCGGTGTACTCGGCATCGGCGACACCGCTGCCGACGCTACCACCGCCCATCTGGAACGCGGCCATCTGGGTGTTGGCTTGGTCGACCGCAGCCTGCAGGCGGGTGATGTCCGCATTGATGTTGTCGACCTTCAGAGCCTGCAGTGCATCGGCGCTGCCCTTCTTGATCTCTTCCAGCTGCTTGGTGTGCTCGGCCTTGAAATCGGCGAATGCCTTGTTCAGCGACTCCACCAGTGCCTTCACGTCGGGCTGGCTGCCGCCATCGGCGTGCACGGAAACGAGGCCGCGCGGGACGCGGCCGTGGGTCATCTTGGTCATGTGTTGGCCTCTTAGGCTTTGATGTTTTCGAGAAGGCCCTGCAGCAGGGCCGAGGTTTCGTTGCCGCCAGCGCTCGGCGTAGCGGACCCGGCAGCGCTCGGCTTGCCGTTGAACAGCGATTTCAGAGTGTCGCGGCGCATGGAGCGGGAGTGGCCTGCCTTGGCCATCGCCGCCTCGACCAAGGCCAAGGCCTTGCGCCCACCCGATGCCTGCTTGGCATCCTTGGTGGCGGCTGCTCCGTCCAGCAGGCCATCGGCAAAGCCGTCCTCTACCGCTTGGGCGGCGCCGATCCAGGTCTCTTCATCCATCATCCGTGCAGCTTCGGCCTCGGTGACGCCCGAGCGGGCCGCGTAGACCTTGGCCATTGCCGTGTCGAAGGGCTCCAGCAGCCTTGCTGCGTCGGCCATATCGTGCCGATTGCCGATGGCCACCGCCCAAGCGTTGTGGATCATCAGGAACGATCCATCGCCCATCAGGATCTCGTCGCCGGCCATCGCGATCACCGACGCCGCCGACGCGGCCAGGCCCATGACCTGAACAGTCACCCTGCCCTGGTGCTCGCGCAGCAGGTTGTAAATCGCGACACCTTCGAAGAAGTCGCCGCCGGGCGAGTTGATGTTCACCACCACGTCTTTCTCGCCGATGGCGCGTAGGGCGGCGCTGATCCGTTTGGCGGTGACGCCAGTGCCCTCCCAGTTTTCGCCGATCGAGTCATAGATCGAGATGCTGTTCGCGTCGTTGCCGGCGGCGCGAACTTCGGGCTCCCAGCGTTCGAGCGCGTCGGGACGCATGTCGAACTGGGCGGCGCCGAGCCGTCGCTCAGCACGGATGTCAGGCAGCTGCCGGAGGCTCATTGCTCTTTCCCTTCTGTGTCATGGGGTTGATCAGGTCGTTGGCCCCGGGCTGATCCGATTCGGGGTAATCCAGCAGGTCGCGGACCTCGTTCTGCGTATGGAACGGTGCCGTACCACCCGATCCAAGGGCGGCCTTGAAGAAGTCGGCCTGATCCTTGAGCGTGCCGCGCATCAGCGCCCGCACGTTGAACTTGGGCTGGTAGCGCTCCAGGTCCCGCTCGTCGATCAGCGATCGCGCGACCGCCTGCTCCCAGTTGGTGAAGTGCTCCAGCATCGTGTACTGCAGGAAGAAGATGCCCAACTGCTCGATGCCGGTGCCCCAGCTGGTATCGCTCAGGAATAGGAGCGGTCGTGGCACACCGTAGAGCCTGGCCACCTCCTCCACCTGCGCGCTGCGATTCTCGACGTGCTGGGCCTCTTGGGCGGTGCTTCCGAACTTGTTGGCCTTGGCCCCTTCCTCCAGAAGCATCCACTTCTGCGCTGCTGTCGCTCCGGCGTACTCAGTGTCCAGAGATCCACGCATCCGGCCATAGGCCAGGTCGCTCAACGCCTGCGGAACCTCAATGGCACCGCCAGCCATGTTGCCGGTCTCAAAGATCCGGCTTGCTGCCTGTTCCGCATCCAGCGCCAGGCGGATAGCCCGATCTGCCAGCTTCATCCTGGACAGACTGGTCACGCCGTCTACGGATAGGTCGCGGATGTGCAGCACTTCCTCCTGTTTGAGGATCACCTCGCCGCGCTTTTTGCTGTTGAACCGATAGAGCATGCGCCAGTCTTCGCCCAGCTCTGCCCGCACCGCTGGGGAATCCAACGGGATAAGGTGGATTGGCCGGCCTGCTGACCACACGATCCGCGCGTAGGCATCCCCGTGCCGCTGCCGGGCCAGCTCCATCTGCCGCTTGAACTCCAGCGGCGTCTGCCATGGATTCGGCTTGATCTTCAGGAGGCGGTGCGCGGGATGCTCGGTGGCTATCCGCTTCTTCCCACCCGACTCAACCAGGTTCAGCGGCAGCATGCCGATGGTCCCGCAGATCAGAGACAGGCAGCGGAGCACTGCCATATTGCGGAGCTGGTAGCCACCGCCGCCGTGCCCACCTTGCGATCGAATGAACTCCAATAGTGCCGGGTCGTCCATGCCAGTGAACTGGCCAGCTTGGGCCCGCGCAGCTTGTGACGGAGGCGTATCGAGGACGGGCGGAGGGTTCCAGTACCGGTCCAGAGACGCCAGATCTTCGGCATTGAAACGAGACATGAGGTTCCTTATAGGAATCGAATGCCGCGGCTCTCGTAAACGGAGGTGCCGCGAGCAGTTGGATTGAGTGCCATCAACGAAACCGCGTTGAAGAGCGCCATCAGCGGATCGATCTTTGCTGTACCGCTGACCTGCTTGGTGATCGTGATGGCGTTTCCGGCTGGAACCACCTTCGCATTGCCTACCGACCACGCCATCAGAGGTTGCCCGGCGTGGACCAGGTCTCCACCGGCCAATGCACGTTCTGTCGTCTTGATGGCGCCATTGAGCTTCCAGCCTTGGGAGACGGCCACGATCTGCTTGAGATCGATGCCTCGATCCTCGGTGGTCAGCTCATCAACAATGGCCCCGATTCCTGCCGGGTCCACCCCGATCCCGTTCTCTTCAGGCATCAGGCCCGCCTGCTTGATCCGGCAGATGGCATCGGCCACCTGATCCACGTCCTGCCCCGGCAGCTTGACGATGGTGAGATCACCTGCCCGCTCGAACTCGCGAAGCTTGGTGACGATATCCTTGCGCCGCTCCAGCACGATCTCGTGCGCCCAAGCGTGAACCCAGGCCAGCCACTTGCGCGTTTCCCGTTCACGCCCTACCGCTGCCAAGCCCAGCAGATCGTCCAGCCCACCACCATCGATCCCGGTGGTGATCACCTCGCAACGCTGCAGCAGATCATCCAGCGTCGCCACAAGCTCCGGACGGGCTTGCTGTTCCCAGAAGTCCGCCCCGGCCCAGCGATCCGAGCGCAAATTGAGCCCGACTTCGACATTCGCATGCTTGGCCAGAAAGCCCCTTAGAGAATGCTCGCCCGCCTGTTCGGCCTTCTCGTATTCCCGTCGCAGGAACTCCGAGTCCACCGACACCCCGAAGTTGGGATTGACCAGTGGCATGTTCTCCAGCTTCAGGTGATCGCCAGCGGCAACCATCTCAGGTGGGTGCTCATAGAGCACCGGCAACGACTGAGGGTCCACGATCTTGCCATCACGTACGTCCCGCATGCGCTGCAGGTCCTGCTTGAACACACCCGCCGGCGGCTCATCGGACTGGGTCGTCAGCTTGATGACGATCCCTTCCGGGCGCGACGCCAGGCCACCGACCGCTTCGCGGAACATCGCCTCGGCATTGGGGCGCTTGCCGAACAGCCACTCCTCATCGATCAGAACCCAGCTGGCTTTCTTGCCACCGACTGTTTCGCTATCGGCCGCGACCACCTTCAAGGTGGCCCCCATCGTCCGATGGGTGATGGTGCGTACATGGTCCTGCACGTGGAACAGTTCGGACAGGTCGTCATCGACCTTGATCATGTCCCGGGCCGGCGCGAACGCGTTGTTGGCGATTTCCACGGTCGGGGCCAGGATGATCATCTCCGCTGACACACGCCAGTTCAGGATCAAGGCAGTCACCATGATTCCGGCCGCCAGCGTGGACTTGCTGTTCTTCTTCGGGATCAGCATCAGCACCTCGCGAATCAGCCGTCGACCGGTCTCCGCGTCGTAGGCGCCAAAGATGGCCGCCACAAAGTCGAAAACCCATGGCTCGCAGGCTTCCCCAAAGGTCGGGCTACCTGGTGCATCGACGATCCGCAGCTGCTTGAAGACCTGCAGTGCCTCTTCCGCCTGGCTTGGGTAGATCGGCGGCGGGATGATGCTCTTTCCCGCACGCAAGCGATCCACCCAGTCCAGGCAGGCCGTTGTGTAAGCGATTCCCATCTCAGTTCATCCGAGGGCGGGGCGGAGCGGAAGGGGCGAAGCGACCGGCCACTGCCTGGGCCTTCTGCTGCCGCTCCTCCTTCTTGCCGCCCTCGCCCTTCTTGGCGTGGGTGTAGGGCAACGCCGCCGAGGCCGCTTTCACCTGCAGTGCAGTCGCGACCACGCGCCCCAGTGCAATGTCCTGGAGAAGGGTCAGCATGTCCTTGTCCTCTTGCTCAACCGGCACTGACTTAGTGCGCTTGAGAGTGCCACCGCCGGGCTGGGCTTCCAGAGATACCTTCACCGCCGAGGACTTGGTATTTGCTGATTTCTTCGCGGGAACCGGAACCGGTTGCTTGGGCTTTCGACCGGCGCCAGGCCTTGCGCCGCCTGCGTTCTTGCGCGGGCCGCCGCTCTTGCCTTTGACGCCTGCCATTTGCTGATTTCCTTTCCTGAGGGGAATTTTTTCTGTGCGTGGGAGGGTGCGCGGTCTAGGTCCGAATCGGCTCCATACTTTTGATGCCCCCTCCGTACGCTGCTGCCGAGTGGTCGTGGAACACTGGCCGAATGCCTTTCAATCGGACTGGTTTCACGATCACGAAATGCCGCGCTCAAACCTCTGCTTGGCGCCGTCGTGGCAGGGCTTGCAGAGCGGCTGATGGTTCTTCGGATCCCAGAACAGGCGGTGATCACCCCGGTGCGGAGTGATGTGATCGACGACCGAGGCCGCCACTACCAAGCCCACAGCCCCACACATCACGCACAGTGGATGCGCCTCAAGAAAGCGCGCTCGATACTTTTGCCACCGGTATCCGTAGCCACGCTTGGTGCTACTCGTCTCCGTGCCGCGCCAGCTTCCTGGCGTCACACTCTTGAGCCGTGGAGATATCCCGCCGACGCGTGGAGGGACCGTGCGAAGGCGCGCCATCAGTAGGGCTTCCCGTCCAGGTCGACTCGCTCGGGCTCGGCACCTTCGTCCTGCACCGGTGTGCCGGCCTCCTCGCCCAGCAGCTGCGCCACCGCCTGCACCAGCAGCCCGTTGTGCATCACCAACTCGCCGGTCTGCTTGCCCAGTGTCTCGATGGCCCCGATCAAGCGATCGATACGCGCGTCGGTGCTGCAGTCAAGGCGAGCAGCCAAGGCTGCATCGGCAGCAGCGCGCGCAACCCGCTCGGTGGCCAGCTCAGTGGCCAGCGCCTCAATCCGTGCAACGTCCATCAGTAACCCCTGTTGTTTGCAGCACCAGGCCGCGGCGTATCCACCGTTCAACCCGGTCCCAGTCCGGCTCCATCCCCGTTGCCCGGGCGAAACACATCACTGCGACGAGGTAGCAACGAAGCCACCACCGCATGCGTACTGCCGCGCGCACTGTCGCAGCCATCAGAACTCCTCCACTGCCCAGCCGCCGCCGTCCTTCTTTGGCTTGGCCTTCACCGCAATGAAGCGGAACGGATACATCACCGCGGCAACCTTGATCTTGGCCCGCGCATCCCCCAGCCAGTAGCCCTTCACCTCATGGCACTCAATGACGCCATCGGCAGCCATGACCACGAAGTCCGGCGTGTAGAACGTGTTGTCGGCAAGCCGGAGCCTCAGCCCTTCGAAGCGATGCCAGAGAATCTGGCCACCTGCCTTCATCGCATCTAGGCGAACCTCATATGCCCTCTCGGTATTGTTGAGCTGCCCTGCCTTGAGCCTGCCTTTCGCAAGCATGGCGCGCATCCCGCTGTTCTGGGCCGCCTTCATTCAGCACCCAACTGCCGGATCTCGCCGAGCTGCTTATTGCACTGCTGCAGGCTCAGGATGTTGGCGTTGTAGGCCGACACCACCTTCTCCACGGACCGATCCTGCGCCCTGGTGATCGGACAGGGCGGGGTCAGTTCGGCCGGCGGCGCCACTGGCCTCTCCACCGTGACGTACACCACCTGCGGAATGTCCGGCTTGCTGATCTTGCTGCAGCTGCCGAACCCGCACAGCGGCAGCGCCGCGGCAAGGATCACAGCAATGGAATGGCGTCGCATAGCTTCTGCTCCAGCTGTTGCCGGCATCCCGGCTGGTTCTTCGCGTCCTGCAGCGCGCGCTCCGCCGCTGTTGCCCGGCGCTTACTCTCGGCTGCTGCCGCCTCCGCCCGGCGCGCGGCCTCATTGGCTGCCGCTCGCTGCCGGGCCGCTTCATCGATCGATGCCTGGGTCTGCCGGTTCACCTCCTGCAGCAACTGGCCAGCGGCGGTGGCCGCGCGCAGATTCTCGGCCGCGTCAGCCTCTGCTGCAGCGCGCGCCTTGTCGGCTTGGGCGATGGTGGCCCGGTCCTTGGCGGACTGGCGATCTTCACCGCGCTGGCAGCCGGCCACGAACAGGCCACCAGCCAGCGCAAGTACCGCCAGCAGTTTGAGCAGGTCGGCGTATGGTCGTAGTGGGTCCGGCATTGGGCACCTGCATGAATAGGTCGCCCTCCCTGGGGTACGCTGTGCGTGCTACCGACACAGCCCAAGGAGGGCAACATGGAAGAGGACTATCTGAGGGACCTTCGTGCGCTTATGCTCAGCGCGCGCGCCAGGGAGATCCGCGACAACACCCAGATCGCAACCAACCCAAACGACCTGGAAGTGATCATGTTCGCGGGGGAAGAACGGCAGGTTCTGACATTCGAAGCAGCGCTCAGGTATGCGATCACTGAACTACGGGACGCCCAGGCCTTGATTGAGCAGTACTCAGGCTATTAAGCAATTCAGTGCAGGGCGCTGCGCAGATAGTCGCTCAGCCCCCTGCCCTCAAACTTCTTACGTTCCGTCCGACTAGGCTTCATCAGCCAGTTCCGCAGCCACAGTCGCGGATTCCATTTGTCGTTCATTCCGAACCTCCCGCTCTTATCGTGTCGCTATCCGGGTCGAACGGCGGCGGCTCCAGGCCGGCCGCACGCATCAGCCCTTCGAGCCGGTAGATGTGGCGGATGAGCCGCAGCTCCCTGGCCTCCATGCGGCCAACCCGCTCACCCAGCCGGGTCACCTCCTCGCGCATCAACTGGATTACGTTGACCTCGGCCCCTTCCCTGGCTGTCTCTACGAACTGCTTGCGCCACCACAGCGCTACACCGCCGGCGCCGACCATCAGGCCACCAACGGCCGTGCCAATGGCCTGCCAGTCCACGTCGACCCCGATCATGGCGCCACCGTCCCACCGGCCTTGCGGTACACGGCCAGCAGGTCGGCAAAGGTGTGTTCGTGCTGGCCGTAGCCCGCACCGGGCAAGCTCGCCCATTCCTTGGAACACAGCGCAATCGCGTGGTGAATGTGGCCGGCCTGCACTGATGCCAAAGCACCCCGGCCCTGGATCAGCCTGATACAACCCTTGTCCTGGCTCAGCGGACCGAAGTCCGCCAAACCCATCTGGCGCCGCAGGCTGTCCCAAGTGCGCGACAAGAACTGGTAGCGACCTGCAGCCGTCGACGCCAGCTTCGAGTTCAGGCGAACCAGAACACGCGGATGATCGCGGTAAGTGTTGAAGAGCTTGCCGCCCACCAGCACGTCATAGCCGCTGTTGTTGGTGGGCTGCTTGCCGTTGTCGGTGCCTTCGGACCAAGCCAGCATGTCGAGGAAGGCCACGACGTTCACGCCGCCAGCCTGTTGGGGAGTGATCTGCGCCATTGCGTCTCCGGAAAAGAAAAAGCCCCGGCTGGGCCGGGGCTTGCGTCTGGATGGTGACGAGATTGCACGCCAAAGTGGGGACCCTGCAAGTCCCCACTAAGCGGCGCGGTTCAACGCGCTTGAGAGACTCTCGGCAGCAACGTGCTCAGCGCTTCGCATGCGGTCCAGCATCCATTCGTAGACCGGCTGCCAGAACCGCTGATAGGCCGACTTGTCGGCGCCAATCGCTGCCGCGCGCTTTCTGCCGCTGAGCTGCTCCAGCCCCATCCCGCCACATGCCTCGCACTCCACCACCCCGCCACCCTCAGGGGCGGATTGAATGCGCAGGCCGTCGCAGGCCTTGCAGCAGCCACAGCTGGCCATCTCCTCAATCACAGCGCTGGCCAGCACCCCAAGCTGCTCCATGGTGTTGTTCGGCCATGCCGCAGCGCGCGCCTCATCCAGTGCGCTCTCTGCCCGTCTCAGCTCACGCCGCTGCATATCCGTCACCGGCCCGCCGCCCCAGCCGATGCTTGCTTTGGCAATGCCGAACTCGGTCCGCGCGGTGGCCAGGCCATGCATCTGCTGGATGAACTCTGGCGCCACCAGGCCGATCACCGCCTTGCGCAGATGCTCGCGACGGCGCGCTGCGCTCTCCGGCCACCACAGCACCTCCAGCAGCTCACGCCCAAGGCCATCCGGCACGTACGCAAGGGCGGCCGCAATGTCCTGCGTCGTCAGCTCCGGCCGCCCGCCGCCACAGCCAGCGTCGAACCTCTGCGTGGTCGGCCCCATACGGCTTGCCAGCAATTCGCGTGCCTTGTTCGTCCTCATGCGCCTTCCCCTTGGTGGTTTGCTCGTGCAGCGCGCGATAGCGCCTGGTGGTGATTCGCTGCGGCCCTTTTGAGGCCCTGTCTCTTGATCAGGTCACCGCCATTCACGAAGGCACCTCCGGGCCGGCCGGCTCGGCCGCAAAGTGCGTGATCGCAGGGTTGTCACCGCGCCAGCTGCCGAATACCGGACGCTTACTCACCGAGTCCCACAGCATCAGCCGCGTGCCGTCCTGGGGTGCTCCAGCGATCAGCTGCCAGGCCTGCGCCACTGGAACGCGAGTGTTCCACGCGATGGCCAGGTCGATCTCTGGCCCCTCTGCAAGCTGAGGCTCCAGCACTTGGCAGAAGCTGCAGCGCATGCGCAACCACGGAACATCTCCGAAGATCGAGTGCTCCTCATTGAAGGTTTCCAGCTTGGCTACGCCGCCGCAGAACGGACACGGCTTCAACGCGGCGGCGGTCATGCTCGCGGCTCCCAGCTGGCCGTCAGGCGCTGCACCTGCCCGCCGCGTGCCTTGAACTGCTCCACCGTCTCGGCCGGGCCGGTCGGGTGCTTCGCCGGTTTCAGCCGCTTGGGTCGGGAAACGGTGTTGTGGTCCATCCTCCGCTCGCGTGGCGCACGTTGGGGGTTGATCCTCGGCGCAATGGCCTTCGTCTTCTTCATGCTGCCGCCCTCAATTCGTTCACGCAGGTCTGGTTTGCAATCAGCTCGTCGTCGGAGCCGTACGTCTCGTGGAAGGTCCGCGAGCCATCCATCAGGCTCGGGCCGTAGATCTGGCGCATCGTCGCGAAGGTGTTCCCCTCCAGCGGATACCGCATGTGATGCCACTTGCAGAGGCCATAGCCCTCCGCGTGGCCCCGCCGCACGTTCCCGCTCTTGGCGTGGTTGTAGTCGCAGCCATAGACCACCAGCTCCGGCTCCAGCAGGCCCTGCATCTGCAGCGCCAGGCAGGCCATGCACGGGCCGGTCTTGGCCAATTCGATCCGGGCAGCCTCTTCCTTCGTCGGCGGCGGTGCTTTCGACCACATCAGCGCGCGCCCTCGTCGGCCAGCCGCCAACCGTGCTGCCAGGCTTCCGCCTTCTCGCTCATCGGCCCAGCCCTGCGGTTGGCACCGTCCTCGGTGTCGCATTCGATCCAGACCAAGTGCGGGTTGTCGCTCAGGCGAAGCTCGTTGAGCCGCGCCGAGTAGCCGGCGTTGATCTCCTTGGCGAACCTGCTGCGCGTGCTGTAGTTGGTGAAGTCCATCAACGCCTGTTCCTGTTCGTGCTGCGGTGTGCCGCGTTCAATTCCTGGTCCCGCTTGTCCCATCCGGCCTGCCAGCGGCGTCGCCGCATCACACCGTCCTGACCCATCTCGTACCGCGGTGCTGATTCCCGACCTCGGCAGGCATCCCGCGCCCAGCGCCCGGCCTGCTCCGATTGCGCCAGTTCGGCTTCAGTCACCATCGAAGTTCAGCTCGGCCGCTGCCCGCTCCATTGCAGCGCGCGCCGACTCCCGGTCACGCACCGGCCGCACGCCGTGCTTCTCCTGCTCGATCGCCAGCACCGGCTGAGGCAGCGGCTTGCCGTCGACCACGTGCTGGACAGCGCGCGTGTAGGCTTCCTCCAGCATCCGGCGCTGCTGCGATCCGTGGTCAGCGCTGGCGTAGACGTGCAGGTCCAGCAGCGAACGAACCAGCACCGTGAATCCGCTCTGCGGGCGGCCTGGCGCCATCTCGCGCTCCACCGCCGCCATGACCGGAATGTCCAGGCACATCGTCAGGAACCTCGGCGGATTCGGCGGCCACTCCCGGCCCTCGGTCAGACAGCAGGCCATGCCGCGCGCGTGCTGTGCCCGGCTGCGGCCCTTCAGCACCTGAAACCACGTTCCGGCGGCGATGGTCAGGCTGCCGTCCTTCTTGAACGGCGCCGCGCCGTTCTCGCGCTCCCACTTCCCCGGGAACATGGCCGTCATCTGCTTCCAGAACTCCCACAGGTAGGCCGACTGCGGCTCGCTCAGCAGCTCAGCCGACGACGGCGAACTCGGCGTCGACGACATCGCCTGGCTCGAACCCAGCGCCGCCACCGTGGCCACCGCCTCGGCGTTGGGCGTAGAACTGTTGTTCGAGCTGCTCGGTGCGGTCGGCAGAACCGTGTTGAGGGCTTGCATTGGTTGCTCCTGCGGATGGCTGGGCGACAGGGATCACGGGCAGCGCCAGGCCGGCGGCCATCGTCTGCTTCAGGGATTCGTTGGGGTCGTGACCGGCGGCGATCAGGTCCAGCAGCTGCTGGCGGACCTGCAGCCAGCCCTGGACCGACAGCGGCCGGCGGATCGCGGCTCGGTGCCGGACGAACCTGGCCAGCAGCTCGCGGTCGACGCCGGGGGGCGTGATGCCGAAACCAGCCAGTTCGCGGTCGACCTGCTCAACGGTCAGCGTCAGCGGATCGGCCTCGCGCTCACACTCGCGGTGTGAGGGTTGCTCTTGGTTGCTTTTGGTTGCTCTTGGTTCGGGTGCAATAGCTGTTGCACCCTTTTCGACTTTTGGTTGCACCCTTTCCTGCGTCGTTTTGCACCCTTTCCGACTCTGTTTTGCACCCTTTGCAAAGGGTGCAGAATTTGCACCCTTTGAATTCTCGGGCTGTTCTCCAGCGTCCCCATTCATGGCCAGATCACCACCGGCGATCCAGTACGGGCTGATCCGGTACTCACGCGGACGGCCGCCGGACTTGTAGCCCTTCATGCGACCACCGCCCTCGCTGACGACCTCCAGCCAGCCGATGCGCTCCATCTTCCGGAGCTGGTATTGCACCGAGCGCTCCGACTGCCTGGACTTCACGGCCAACGTGGCAACCGACGGGAAGATGCGGGTGCCGTCGTCGTGCGAGTTATCGGCCAGAGCCAGCGCCAGCAGCAGCTCACCGCCACCACCCGGATAGCGCTCGAAAACCATGCCTGTCATGCGCGCAGCCACGTCAGATCCCCAATGCCAGGTTCTGGCCCGGGGCCACCGGCCACCAGGTGCACGCAGGCTTGCCGGTGGTGGCGCACGGAGCCGTCGGCCCACGCCAAATGCGCCCCTCTCGGGCCAACTCAGGCAGACGGCGGCCCAGCATGTGGCGGTCCAGGCCAGTCAACACCGAGAGGTGCAGACTGCTGTGGCCGGGATGGCGGATCACCGCCGCCTCTGTCTTGGCGTGCTGGACGCTCAGCGCCCCGCTGGCAGCGAGATCGGCGGCGGCGATGTGACTGGACTGCGGATCAGTGGAGCGGGCCGGATGGTTCATCGACGCGCCCTCCCCTTCGCTGCAGCGCGCGACACGTTGCGGATCAGCCGGTGCGCCATCGTGATCAGCGAGTTGGCCTCTTCCACCATCAGCCTGGCTTCGTCGCTATCGATGTGGCGATCAGCCATGGCCTCCACCGCAGTGCCCGCCAAGCGCCCCACCCGCGTGGTGATCTCCAGCAGCTTCGTCTGGATTGCGCCGATCTCGTCCGACCAGCCCCCCTCCGGCGGCGGCGGAACGGTGGCCACGGCCATTCCAAACTGCCCGGCCAGTGCCTGCATCCAGTCCAGGGCGTAGTCGCTACCCCCGGCCTTCTCCTGCATCCACTCGGTCAGCAGTTCGGCGATTTCCATCGTCACCGATTCACCCTCCAACCCGCGCAGCTTCGCGCGCAGCGTCTCCGGGTGCATCGACTTGCCGCGGCGGTCGGCCAAGAAAGCGGCTGCGTCCACCACACCGCCGGGCGTCTTGCGCACCGAGTTGTAGAGAACGTCGAGCCAGTTGAGTGCAGATGTACGGCAGGTCATGGGTCACCTTGGGGAAGGCTGTGTTTCAAGGTTTCGGGCTGGGCCCGGGTGGCGCACGATGGGCGCCATGGAGATCAACAACTCAGGGACGACGGCCAGGGATGGCCTTTCAGGCGGTGTCGACCGGGGCGATGCGATTCGCGTCGGGATCATCGTTCGCGGGCTCAGCAGCGGCCTGGGGCTCAGCGCCGAGCAAGCGCTGGATCTGCGGCAAGGCGGGCAGAACGCCCTCCTCTGGCCATGCCGCAACCTCTTCGACGGGAAGCTGCAGCAGGGTGGCCAAGTGCTTGTCGCTGGCCATACCAAGCTTGGCGCGCAGCGCGCGCTTGCTCATGCGGCTATCGATTTCTGCGCGCAGCTGTGCGACTGCCTCGATCTGGGCTTCCGAAGGATCTGGCCCAAAGACGTCTGGGCGGAGCTGGTGGCGGGAGACGCCAGTGGCCAGCTCGATTGCGATGCAACGTTCTGCGGGAACGCGACAGCGGTCGTACCAGCCGGATACCGACGGCGGTTTGATGCCGAGAAGCTGAGCAAGAGCCTGCTGGCTCCCTGCCGACTGAACTGCTCTATCGAGGGCTGACATGTCCATGGCATGTATTAGTCCACAGCTAACAGCTTATTGCAAGCTGGCAGCTGCACGAAATCGATTAGTTACCAGCTAACCTGCCGCGATGGACATTCGAGAGATCCGCAGCCGCAACTTTCGCCACCTGATCGACGCCCTTGAAATGAAGGGGATCAAGGGGCGACGGGATCAAGGCGCCCAACTGGGTGGCTTCCTGTCGGCGTCGTACGTGTCCCAGCTGCTCGGCGGGAAGTACATCGGCGACGATGTGGCCAAAAAGATCAGTAGCGCCCTGGGCAAGGATCATGGCTGGATGGATCGGCCACAGTGGAGCGAAGACGGAGAGGTATCCGTCTCACCAATCCCGGAGAATGAGACGCCCCCCGGCTATGTTCGCTTCGACTTGTTTGAAGGGGGTGCAGGGATGGGTGCAGGGATGGTCAACCAGGACTACCCAGAGGTGGTGAAGACCATCGAGGTCGCAGAATGGGAAGTCCGCAGGAAGCTCGGTTACCTACCCAAGCCAGGCAGGATCCAGATCATCACCGGCCGCGGGCCGTCGATGCGGCCCAAGCTCGAAGACGGCGACATTGTCTGGATCGACACCAGCTGCGACTTCTTCGACGGCGACGACTACTACCTGATCAACATCGGGGGCGAGACCCAGATCAAGATGCTGCAGAAGCGCGGCGATGGTCTCTACGTCGTGAGCGTCAACACAGACTTCCCAGCCTACCGTCCGGATCCGGGCGACGTGAGCATCCTGGGGAAGGCCCTGATCCACGCAGGCCTGAGGAAGTTCTAAGTAGCGAGAAAGTGTCTACTACTGTCCCAATTTGGGACAACAAAAAAGCCCCGCTGCTCGGCGGGGCTTTTTTACGGAGGCAAAAGGGGATTACGTCGCGGCCTTCAGTAGCGGCTCCAGCATGTTCTGAAGAACCCAACTCAAGATCCCTACAACTGCCGCTCCGACCGGAATCGTGATCGCGGCTATCGCCACCCACATCTTCACGGTAGTAGGCATATGAGTGATGCGCTCCTTGATCGTCGCAACATCGATTTCGACCGCGCGGAGCCGGTCATCGAACTTCGAAAAATCAGTCATAGGTTGCGGACCCGAACTCGACACAGGGGTTTCCAACGTCTTCAGAGTTGGGGCTGACGGGCTTACTCTAACAACTACCGTTCTCAGCCCCTCTGGAGAAGACGACACGACGGCGACCGGGGGCTGAACGACAAACGTCGACCCAGCTGCCTTATCAATGTCCGCCATGGTCAGCTTGCCGCAGGATCAGCCGCTGCAACGTGAAGGTCTTGGGCCATGATCAGATCCCGGGCCTGTTCGGCCTTGCCCAGAGCATCGCGCATTTTGCACAGCGCGTCGCAAAACTCGCTCAGCTTTGGGACGGGAATGATCATCGTGGACACGTCTTCTCGGAAATGCTCCACGGTATTCCCCTGAGGCGTCATCTTGGCAACCTGAACGCCTTCGTGATGGAAGAGCTCTTGTTCAAATTGCTCCTCCGTCAGGCGCATCCCTTCGCGCCAGAAAGTAACGTGGATGAACCCATCTGGGCTGGGCCCATTGATGATCAAGCCACTAGCCATCGCGCTCGTGTACGCGTTGCTTTGAATGTGCTTTACGGTCGTCTGTGCCACTGCCCTTCCCCTGTCAGCCCTTCCTAGGCAGGCAAATCATAGCCGCCACTATGCTCCACGTCATTAGTATCTCTACTACTTCAGTCCAGTGTCCCAGCCTGGCTCAGCCGTATCACTTGCAGGAGTGGCCAGCGGGCCAACCAGCCCCATTCATAAAATTGTTAGCTGATAGCTGTTGACTAACAATTAGTGAGCAGCTAACGTTATCTCCAGTCGCCCACCACCACCCCATCCCGGGGCCGGGCGCAGGAGATCACGCATGGCCACCCTTTCCCTGGGCGTCAGCAAGGCACCACCCATCGTCGTTGCGATTCCATCCCTCGGCGTGGTCGCCATCAAGGTGGGCGCTGCCAGCCTCTACATTGAAGTGGCAGAGGCCGACCGCCTCTCGGTGGAGATCCAGCACGCTGCGCATCAGCTGAGCGGCGAAAGCCAGGACGCCGCAGCATGAGCGCCGCCCTCGCCCACCACTCCAACGCTCAGCGCGCCGCTGCAGCCGCTGGCATCGTCGCCCGCGCCGGGCGCCGCTGGGGCCTCCTCCCCTACCAAGTCGTCATCGCCTCCAGCATCGCGGCCAACGCCGTCCTGCGTCATGGCCAGAGCGCTGCAGGCGCGGTCGCTGCCGTCCGCAGCGCAGCGCGCGCACAGGCAGGTGCTGCATGAGCGCCCCTGCCGGCAACCCCGTCGTGATGCTGCGCCGCACTGGCAGTCGAATCGAGGCGATCTATGCGGACGGCAGCACTGCCGCGTGGTGCGACTGCGCTACCGAACGTGGCGCGAAGTCTCGCCTCACGTTTCACGCAAAGCGCCTTGGCTTCGCCGTGACCGGGGCCATTGCGCAAGTCAAAGGCGGTGCCGCATGACCGCCAAGACCGATGCGCGCACGAACGCCCTCGCGCGATTCGAGAAGGACACTGCCGAGCACCAGATGGAGGTGCTGCTGGACAACGGCGTCTATCGCCATCTCCGGTTCAAGCGCCCGGGCAGCTATGCATTCTCGTTCGACATTGTCACCTGGCCCGGATACCTCGCGATCAGTGGCGACATGGGCGACTCCATGTTCACCCGTCTCCACGACATGTTCGAGTTCTTCCGGTGGAAGGCCGACGGGGACGAGTCCGGGCAGCTACGCATCAACCCGGGCTACTGGGCCGAGAAGTGCGTCGCCAACGACGGGGACAAGCGCGAGTTTTGCGCCGATCTGTTCGAAGCGCTGGTTAAGCAGCAATTCGACGAGTTCATCGATGAACACCGCGATGACGACGACGGCGATCCGGCATGGGCCCCGCAGCTCTGGGAAGAACTGCAGGATGAGGTTCTCCACATCGGCGATGAATCCGTCGCAGAGGCCATTGGCGCGATGGATCGGTTTGAGCCGAGCAAGGATGAGCCCTTCGCGCGATTCCGATTCACGGATGCCTGGGAGTACGGCAACCAGCTGCAGGACTACACCTTCCACTTCTACTGGCGCCTCTACGCGATCGCCTACGCCGTCAGGGCGTACGACGGCCGGAGCGTGCCGGCATGACCGACCCCGACTTCTTCGCCGCCATGGCCGTCGGTATCCCGCCCATCAAGCCTCCCGTGGCACCGGCCCCGGTCTGGATGGGCATTGACCTGGCCAACGGCCCCGACATGCACACCGAAGTCGGCCGAGCCGCCGACGGCACGTTCTACGCCATCCCCAAGGAGCAGAGCAATGGATAAGCCCACCTATAGCTGGTCCTTCGACGAAGAGACCTACCACGGCGAATTCGGCTCGATCGATGAAGCCATGAAGGCAGCGTTTGACAGGGAAGTGCGCACTGCCGCCGCCGGCGAGCTGCGGCCCGGTGTTCACATCGGCGAGCAGGAGCCCTTCCTTCCTACCAGCATCGTCCATTCCGAAGCCCTGATTGAGTGGGCCCAGGAACGGATGCTGGAAGAGATCGGCGAAGCGGCCGAGATGTTTCTGGAATCGGTGACACCTGCACAGCGCATCAGACTGGATGCGTTCTTGAACGACTGGATTCGCCTCGTAGACGGCGACACCAGCTACTGGACGATCACCAACAGCGCGTTCCACCGCTTCGCCGACTATGGCCTGCGGCAGGAGGCCGAGTAATGCGCCACCTGGCCCTGCCCTTCTTCTGCGCCGTCGTCGTCGGCCTGCTCCTCGCACTGCTCCCTTGGGCGCTACGCAACCAGGTCGACGCCGTCGCCCTCGCCTGCGCCATCGGCGGCGTGTTCTTCGCATGGCGCTGCTGGGAGGACCTCCAGACCACCTGGCCAGCCTTCAAGGTCGAGATGCAGCGCCGCACCGCCGAGCGGCAGCGCGCGCCGCTGGCCGCAGACGACACCCACTGAGCAACCGCCCGCCCGGGTGACCGGGCTCCGCGCCGGCCGGACTTCCACTCGCCGGTAACCCATTCCAGGAGTCCAGCGTGCGTAACCAGCTCGACATCTTCGATCACGACCCAGCCCGCATGGCAGCGGCCAACCGCGCTGCAGCCGACCACGCCATGCACGACGTGCAATTCACCGAGGCAGAGCGAGAAGCCCGCGCCGCTCACTACCTCGGCGAGGCAGAACGCTGGGAACACCTCGCCGCCCACAGCGCGCGTCCTTTCACCAGATGCGAGGCCGCTCAGTCGTGAACATGACCCAACACATCCAACGACACTGGACGACCAGGCAAACGCTTAGCCTGCTGCAAAAGCGAAAGGAGCTACCTCTATCCGGTTCGACCTGTGCGAATGGAGAGCTTCAACTTTATCGATGCGAAGAAGGATGCTGCATGCTTGCGCACGGCTCGCATTCTCCAGCCCTTGACCGAGCGCTGGTTAGCTTTCACGCATGCCCTATCAGCGCCATTCAGAACTCGCATAGTCCTGTCGACCGTAGCCTGCCACAGGGGAATCTCGTAGGTGGCTACTTCCAAGTGTGGCATTCCGTTCTCTCTATTTCCAATCGCGTGCCCAACTTTGGAGACCTCGTAAATTCCTCGAGTGACTATCGATGCCAAGTGCAAATCAAGCCCAGGGTAGCGAGCCAGATCAACCACTCCGGGCTTGAACGCCGAGCACTCGATAGCGACTTCTTTGACGAGTCGCGAGTCTGCGCTCGAAAGCCTAACGATGTCTTCATCCTCATCGAACTCAATTGCATTAAGAGCTCGCTGCAATCGCCGAATTTTGGCGCGGATTCCCCTAAGCTCGGACATGTGTGCAGCGACAAAGATCGTATCCACCTTGCGACCTGTCAGCGCTCGGCGTACGACCGGGGCAAAAAGCGCTACCAACACACCGGCCACAGTGCCCACGCTTGCCACCGCATCCCAGTCAAGCGAGCAAGTGTTGCTCAACCACCAGCACTCGCTCAATCCGTCCAAAACACTCATTCCCTGATTCCCCTTCGGATTGGGCGGCATTCTGCCACGCGGATGCAGCGCCCGGAGATCATCCATGGCTGACCGGCTGCTCATCGCTGCAATGGAGGACCGCGAGATCGGCCGGCAGCTGGCCAGCATGTCCGGGTTCGATCTCGACTCGATCGCTCCCCAGGATGCTCGCCTGTGGCAGGCCCGCGGCCAGGCTCTTCAGGCGCTCGCTGCCGGCGACATGGACGCCGCGCAGCGCACCATGGGCATGGTGTCCTCGGGGATCATGGACCGAGACGAAGCATGGGAGATCGCATCGAACGCGGTAGCCGTCCGCATTGCCGCCGGCTGGACGCGCGACATGCTGGACAGCAGCACCGAGGCCGGCCGCGCGTCGTGTGGTCGCGGCTACTACCTGTTCTGCTCCGGGGCCATCGCGGTCTGCTACTTCCCGATGGTCTGCATCACCGACATGAACGGCCGCGGCTACCACTTCCATATTGCCCATGACCTGCTCAACGAGCGAGATCCCAGCCCCTACGCAGTTCGTCGTCCGAGCGTGCCACAGCAACTGGAGATGTTCCGATGATCGCCCTGGACGCTGCACACGTGCCTGCCCCCAATGAGGACGATTTCGACCGCCGGCGCCTGCCCGGTGCGTACTCCCAAACGATCCATCACATCCGGGAGCTACGCAAAGAGCGATATGCGCTGCTACTGCGCGGCCACCCCGGAGACAGATTCAGGGCCGCCCAGCTCTCATGGTTCATCCGGAACAGCGAGAAGTATGCCGCCCGCCTTCTGGCTCAAATGGAGCAACTCGGGGCCACGGCTGCGCACGCGCTCCCAACTCTGCCGTCGGCGCTGCCGGACCAACTGGACCTGTTCGCATGACCGCCCTATCGCTTCCGACGGGCTTCCAGCTCTTGCAGCACAGCGGCCAATCCGCCGTTGCTGGCCAGCGACCGCTCGTGTGGCGTTTGCCCCGCCTCTCCACCATGGAGCCAAGTCGACGAGTCTTTACGAAGGACCACGTTGGCCGCCTCCAGCACCACCAGGTGCCGCGCATTGCGCTGATGCTCGGCCAACTTCGGGCCGAACACCGACAGAAGGCTGGTGGCCGGATCCTGCAGAAGCTGCTCGGCATCGTCGGGGATGTGTTGGCCATGGTGTATCTGGCTGGCCAGTGCATCCAGAAGGTCGGCCAGCGACCGGTCAGCGCCAGGAGCCATGGCCGCCCGGATCTGCTGCCGCTGCCAATGAGTCGTCGGCCTCTTAGCCAAAACCAAGTCCTGCACGTCAGCGCTCTGTCGCAGAGCGCCCGCCTCAGCCTTGGCGCGGAGCCACAACTCCGCATGCGTCGAATTCGCATATTGACTCATGCACGCCAGTGTATGCCTGCCATCAACCACGTTTCCAATGGAGCTGACACATGACCCAGGAACATATCAGCCACCCGGAAGGGTTGCCGAACTGCGCCGCCGGCCACCGCGCGCGCCACATCCACGACAAGCGCTGTGCGTCCGCCGGCGGCGGCCACCTGGTCGAGTGCGCCTGCAGGTCGACCAGCAAGCACGCCCATCCCGACGCGGCCATTGCAGCGTGGCGTCGGCTCAACCGCCCCGCCCGCAGCGCGCGCCCCATTCCAGTCGAGGCACCTGCCGGCAACGTCCTGCAGTTCCAGCTCAGCCTTGCCGAACGCACATCCAAGGCTCACCGCATCGGAGGCCATCATGGGCGCGGCTGAAAGACTGGAAGAGCTGCTATCGCTTGATCGCGTGCGTCAGATGACCGGCATGGGCACCACCTTCATCTACGGCGAGATCAAAGCTGGCCGCTTCCCGCGGTCTATCCGCATCGGCCGTCGCGCACTCTGGATACAATCTGAGGTGCAAGGCTGGGTTCGGCAGCAGATCGCGCAGAATCGACCTTTGCAGGTGGATGGGTAA